TGGTGACGAAGGAAGCATCAGCCCACACGCGGGCATGACTGCGCTTACACACGCCCGCAAGATGGGGTTCAACGTAATCTGTGGGCATACCCATAGAGCAGGTCAGAGTGCCTTCACAGAGGCTTCTGCAGGCGTTTTAAGGCGTGTTCATAGGGGCGTGGACGCTGGGCATCTAATGGACTTAAAGCAGGCTCATTACACCCGCGGAACGGCTAATTGGCAAGCAGCGTTCCAAATCATGACCGAGGATGAACGCGGCGTACAGGTGGACATGATTCACATTGAGAAGGATGGCACGTTCATAGTTTATGGGAAGCGGTATGGACGGGTTCGCTAGTCCAGTCTTTGAGGATGAAGATCCATCTCAAATCGTTATCATTTCGTTATCTAAACATGGGGCTTGTCGCATCCGTTTGATGTAATACTTCTGCCGTACACGAAATACGGCGTACAGAAGGGCTTGAAATGAATGTAGATCATGCACTTATTGGAATGGGTTGCTTAGGCATAATCTTTGGGTTTCTACTTGGCTACGCCAAAGGACACGAACATGGCAAGATTCAGGGCAAGATAAATGCCCGCCGACTTATCAAGGCACAGACACAGCATCAGGTTAGCCGATGAACGCTCGTGATTACCTCAACGAAGCGAGAACTACTATCCAAGACAGAGGACTTGATTACGGACACCCTAGCGACAATATGCAAAGGACAGCCGCACTCTGGGCTTCATACCTCGAAATGCCCATTACTGATTATCAGGTGGCGATGTGTATGGCATTGGTCAAAATCGCAAGAAGCATGGAAACTGCAAAGCCAGACACTTACATCGACCTTGCGGCGTACGTTGCCATAGCAGGGCAACTACATACAGAGGAGAACGAACTCTATGTTTAACCTAGAAGATTACGAGACAGTAGAAGAACGGCTAGTTAAGTTTTGGAAGGATTACCCAGATGGACGTATTGACACAAGGTTGGTTGAAGCAAGTGCTACACGTTTTATCGTACAGGCTTACATATACAGAACTGAGGCTGATCAACACCCTTGGAGTTCTGGGCTCGCGGAAGAAACGATACAAGGGCGTGGAGTTAATGCTACTTCAGCTCTCGAAAATTGTGAAACGAGCGCGATTGGGCGTTCTCTGGCTTCGGCTGGTTATGCGACAAAGGGAAAGCGCCCAAGTCGTGAAGAAATGCAGAAAGTTGCAAAAGGCGCACAGGTAGCCACACAAGTGGCAGAAGCTAAGGCGAAGATGGCTGATACATCGAGGGAGTACATCCCAGTACCAAAGGAAGAAGATCCATGGACAATGCAAGTAGCAGCACCAGTTCAGACAATGGAACAAGCAGTCGAGACAGTCAAGGATGTCCTTGGTGGCACGCAACCAGACGAGAGCTGTATCCATGGTGCGCGTGTATGGAAAACAGGAACCTCTAAAGCTGGTAAGCCTTGGGGTCATTGGAAGTGCATGGCTCAAATCCTAGGAGATGCAGAACGCTGTGAACCTATCTGGTATGAGATTGCTAAAGATGGCACATGGAAGCCACAGGTAAAACGCTAATGGGCTATGTACAGTTTCTAAATCAGGATGGCGAATGGGAAGAGTTTCCTAACGAAGAGCAGAGAACCAATTTAAGAGAAAACGCCAAACTGCTTGAAGAGCTTGGTTACAAGCTGATCTGTCAGTTATGCAATAAGTTCCCTAATAGGCAACAGATTCGTGAACGCTACTTGAAGCATGAATGGACTTGCTCTGATTGTGGAACAGTTAATTCTGCTGGGAAGGCATGACCTAATCCATGTCACAAAGCAGGAAGTACCGAGGCTACGCTTCCGAGAGAAGCGTTGCGTTATATCTATCGCAATGGTGGAGTGCAGCTGCGGTACAGCGCGGAAACGGCAAAGATGTGGTCAACGTACCCTTCGATGCGGAAGTCAAGAGCCGCAGCACATTCGCGCCAATGGAGTGGTTGAGACAAGCAGCCAAGAGAAGTAAAGGCAAAGAGCCTTACTTTGTGGTGGCTAGAATGAACGGACAAGGGGATTCACAGGAAGCCGTTCCTGATTATCTCGCGTTCATGAGGTTTGGCGACCTTGTCCAACTACTTCTACAAGCTGGTTACGGCGATATTCAGACGGATACTGATAAACTTAAGCCTGAAAGATGCGCACAATGCGGATCGTGGAAGTTAATAGGAGTGCCATGTCGCACATGTCAGGTGTCTAATGCCAATCTATGAGTTTGAGTGTGACAATACAGAGGGCTGTGAAAGTAACCTACGTTACGAGAAGGAGATTCCCCTTGCACTACCACATGTCTATGATTGCCCGATATGCGGGTCGCCAATGCGTAAGATTTACAGTTCTGTGCCAGTCCACTTTAAGGCTGGTGGCTTCTACAGTACAGATTCTAAATAGTTATGCACACCTGTGGATAAGTAGGGTACGACACGCATTTAACGCGGGAGTTATCCACATGCTTGACAGGGCTGGTACACTCACCTGCGAGAGCCTCTCAAAGGCTCACCGCGGGCTGCTTAAGCAGAGAGCCCGCGGGGTCGCAATCGTTATTGGGATAGCTCTGTCTATGCAGAGTACAGCAGTAGGACAAGGCTCAATAGATCGTTATTACGATTTACATTCATTAGCTGATTATCAACTTACAGATAGGCAATATAAATGCCATCAAGAGATAGTGTTTAGAGAATCATCATTTAGGATTAACGCTGTTAATGGTAGTCATTACGGCTATTACCAGATGCGTAATAAGCTGCTTAAGAATGCACCTTATGATGTACAGTTCTACTACTATCACAAATATGTCAGCCATAGATATGGGCTTGACCCATATAATGATGAAGTGCCTAACTATTGTAAAGCCCTTAATCATCTCAAGACCAAAGGATGGCAGTAGTGGCAACCAAGAAGGGTGATCCTCGACTATCAAGGAAGTACAAGGAAGTACGCCTTCGAGTATTGGCAAGAGATGGTTACGTGTGTTACTACTGCGGTGCAGAGAATAAGAACATGACCATTGACCACATCATCCCAGTTAGCAAAGCGCCAGAGCTGGCGATAAGCGAAGAGAACATGCGGACGTGCTGCGTCTCGTGCAACTCACGCAAGGGTTCACGCAATGAGCGTGTTTTTTTAGAGAGTGTGCGTACCCCCCCTGTTTTTTCTGCCTATCCCTCTCCGACACAGTCGGTAATCCACCAAGACAGTCCATTTACAGCCAGACCAGTCGGTAACTAACCCGATGCCAACCAAGAAGCCCCAAGCTCTACGAGGGGCAACCAAACCAAGGCTTGCCAGCATCCCATTAAAGGGCGCGAATAAACTCCAAGATGTCAAAGACCTTTGCACGATCATAGATATGCCGCTTCTGCCATGGCAGGAGTACGTCCTCAAGGACATGCTGGGCGTGGACAAGAAGGGCATGTGGATACGCAAGACAAATCTGCTGCTTATTGCTCGACAGAACGGAAAGACCCATTTAGCTCGTATGCTTATCTTGGCTCACCTACTTAAGTGGGATAGTAAGAACGTCCTTATCATGTCCTCGAATCGAAGCATGGCTCTGGACACTTTTAGACAAGTCGCACAAGTATTGGAGAACAATGACCACCTCAAAGGCTTCGTCAAACAGATCAGGTACGCCAACGGCACAGAGTCTATTGAAATGCTGGACGGAAGAAGGCTGGACGTTGTTGCGGCAACTAGAGATGGCTCTCGCGGAAGAACTGCAGACTTCCTCTTCATTGACGAACTCCGAGAGATTAACGAAGAAGGATATAGAGCGGCTATCCCTACAACTAGAGCGCGTCCAAATGCTCAAACGCTTCTTACCTCAAATGCAGGAGACGCTTTCTCGGTAGTCCTAAATGGCATGAGAGAAAGGGCGCTAGAGAACCCGCCTAAGAGCTTTGGGTTTTATGAGTATTCGGCTCCCCAATATTGCAAGATTACAGATCGTGTTGGTTGGGCTCAAGCCAATCCAGCACTCGGATATACGATAAGTGAGGAATCCATTGAAGAAGCAGTTGCGACAAGTCCGATTGAAAATACTAGAACAGAGCTGCTCTGCCAATGGATTGACTCTCTTGCTTCTCCGTGGCCTCATGGGGTACTTGAAGATACGAGCGACTCAACACTTGCGATTCCGGTGGGCGGCTATACAGTATTTGCATTTGATGTCAGTCCGTCTCGCCGTAATGCGTCTTTGGTTGCTGGCCAGATACTCCCAGATGGTCGCATTGGAGTTGGAATTCTACAAACGTGGGAAAGCCAAGTCTCTGTAGATGATCTAAAGATTGCCGTGGACATCAAGGCATGGGCTGACCAGTATCGGCCACGCCAAATCTGTTATGACAAGTACACAGCCCAATCCATAGCCGACAAGTTGGCCAACGCTGGCCAGATAGTTCAAGACATTAGCGGCGCATCGTTCTATCAAGCTTGCGGAGACTTACTCGATGCCCTAGTCAATAAGAGATTACTTCACTCTGGCCAAGAGAACTGGATTCAGCAGATGAATAACTGCGCAGCCAAGGTAAACGATTCGGCATGGCGCATTGTTAAGCGCAAGAGCGCGGGCGATGTCTCTGGAGCAATTGCTACCGCCATGGTTGTCCACATGCTTTACAAACCACAACAGGTAGCGGCCATATACTCGGAATAATCTATATGTAGTGTATAATTGCACCCTATGGGTCTCTTTTCGCGTAAGCCGCAAATCCTTGAAGCTCAAGAAGCTCCAAGAGTCATGTCTGATTCTTATCTATCTTTCGGCAACTACTACCCAATCCTAGTAACTCGCCAGCAAGCTCTCCAAGTACCTTCAATCAAAAGATGCCGCGATCTAATCTGTGGGACAATTGCTTCTATCCCACTTGAGTATTACAAGAAATCAACTGGTGAAAAGATTGCTGCTCCGCGTTGGGTTGAGCAACCATCAAAGGCGCAGCCACGCTTTGAGACAATGTACTTCACATTAGACAGCCTGCTTATGTATGGCGTTGCATATTGGGTCATTACCGAGACCTATCTGGAAGATGGAAGAATGGCAAACGCTGAATGGGTAGCCAACAGCCGAGTTACATTCGTTACTGATTCAACCAATAGTTATGTCACAGAGTATTACCTCGATGGCAAGCCTTTGCCAATGTCAGGTTTAGGTTCTCTCATTACTTTCCAGAAAGATGAAGGCATCTTGGCAGTTGGCGGCAAGACCATTAAGGCTGCTCTCGATGTGCAAAACTCTGCCGCGATTGCTGCATCGACTCCGATGCAATCTGGGATATTGAAGAACACCGGAGCTGACCTCCCACCTGCCGAGGTCTCTGGACTTCTCGCAGCTTGGAAGCGCAGCCGCCAGAATAACTCTACTGCTTACCTTACTAGTACCCTTGAGTTCCAAGGCACACAGTTCTCACCTAAGGACATGCTTTACAACGAGGCAATTCAGAACCTTGCTACAGAGTGCGCACGTCTTTGCTCCGTTGATCCTTATTATGTATCTGCTTCACAGAACACAACCATGACTTATGCCAACGTCCAAGACGAGCGCAAGCAAATGGTGGCTTTTACTTTGCAGCCTTATGTAAGTGCAGTAGAAGCGCGTCTATCTATGGATGACATCTCTACAACAGGTCATTACGTCAAGTTCGCACTTGATGACTCATTCTTAAGAACTGAACCTATGGAACGTCTGCTCGTACTTGAGAAGATGCTTGCCCTTGGTTTAATTACAACTGAACAGGCAATGGAAATGGAAGACCTCTCACCTAACGGGAATGGTAACTAATGGAAACCCTATACATGGAAGCCGCCTCTATTGAGTGCAGCGAAGAACGCCGCGAAATCACAGGCAAGATTGTGCCTATGGGTACAGGCGAAATCGGGCACACAAACCTTGGCGATTACACATTCGCAGCTAACTCAATCGAGATTGCAGACCCATCAAAGATTAAGTTGCTAGCACAGCACGATCTTAAGAAGCCAATCGGACGAATGACTGCTGCTGAAACCCGCGCAGATGGCATCTATGCAACATTCAAGTTAAGCCGCTCAACTGGCGGCAACGATGCGCTTATCATGGCGCAGGAAGGTCTTATCACAGGACTTTCAGTAGGTGCAGAAATTATTGCATCTAAACCATCAAAGGACGGCTACACAGTCGTATCTCAAGCCCGCCTCAAAGAAGTTTCTCTAGTAACAGTTCCCGCATTTGCGTCTGCTGAAATACTTGAGATCGCAGCAGAGGAAATTATCCCTGCTGAAGAAACCCTACAAACAGAAAGCGAGACAGTCGTGGAAGACACAACAGTCGAAGCAACACCAGTAGAAGCCGCGGCTGTGGAAGCTGCTCGCCCTACAGTAACAGCAATGGCGTACACAACACCGCGCCTTAACCTAAACATCACAGCAGGCGAATACGCCAAGGCTCAACTTAACGCATCACGCGGTGACGCAGATGCACGCGAACTAGTAGCAGCTCTACAAGTTGCAACAGTTGCAGAGAACACAGGAATGGTTCCACCTACATACCTCAAGGATGTAATTGGTATCATTGACTCATCACGCCCATTTATCGACTCAATCGAGCGCGCAGCACTTCCAGCAGCAGGAATGAAGATTTTTACACCTAAGCTTGGAACACAGGCAGCAGTCGATCTAACAGCAGAAGGCGCAGAGTTTGCATCAGCAGACACAACCGTAACCTTCCAAGAAGATAACGTAGTCAAGTTCGCCGGCGCTGGAAAACTCGACCTCGAACTCGTTGATCGCAGCGACCCTAGCTTCCTTGACCTGTATCTCCGCGAGTTGGCTGCAAGCTATGCTCAGAAGACAGATCAGTACGCCGCAAAGATTGCAGCAGATGGTTCTTCAGATTCATCTTCTTCAACAATCTACAAGGCAATTGCAAAGTCAATCTCTGATTCATTCGGCGTAATGCGCCAGACACCTAACAACCTCTTGGTTGCAACTTCAGGCGGAAACGACAACGTTGATTTCGCTGGTCTCCTTGGAGAAGTTGATACAACAGGCCGCCCACTTTACGCCGCAGCAGCAACACAGAACGCTAACGGCTTGATCACACAGGGTTCAACAAACGGCACAGTTGCAGGACTTAACCTCGTAGTTGATCCTAACTACACAGGTGGAACATCAAACATCAAGGTTGGTCTTGTTTATCCAACAATGGCAATGCGATTCCACGAAAGCGGAACGCTTCAAATCCGCACGAATGTTGTCTCAAACGGACAGCTTGAAATCGGTATCTACGGATACGTTGCAGTAGTTAACCGCTACCCAGCAGCTTTCCGCGCAGTACAAGTTGCTTAATAAGTAACACCCTAAGTCGCTAGGGGGGCTGCCAGAGCCCTTGCAGCTCCCCTAGTCTTTAGAAAGGATAACAATGGCACTCACAACAGTCGCAGAGCTTCGTACCGCACTAGGTATCGGCACTCTCTATACTGATGCCGTATTGCAGTCAGTCTGCGATGCTGCTGATGATGTCTTGTTGCCTTTTCTATGGACAAACGTACTTCCAGCAACAGGTCATTCTAACAATGGCACAGCAGGGGTCTTATACTTCAACGATTACGTTGAGGACGTTTTCTATGTCGGGCAGACAATTACAGTCACAGGTTGTGGATCAAATTTTAACGGCTCAAAGACAGTAAATGCAGTCAATGGAAAAAGCATTGACATTACAACAACTCATGCGGCTAATGTCGTTAAGACTTTTCATCCCATTTACCCTTATGGTCAGGTAGCGGCAACTACTTACACAGATTATTCAAGCAAGCCAGCAGTACAGGAAGCTAGTCTTATGATCAGCGTTGCTATCTGGCAAGCGCGTCAAGCGCCAACAGGTCAAGGTGTATCCATTGACGGCTACGCTCCTTCGCCTTATACAATGTCAAACCAACTTTTGGCAAGGGTCAGAGGATTATTAGCGCCCTTTTTAAGCCCCTCATCCATGGTGGGCTGATGCCAGCGATAACAACCCTTCGAGCTTCTATAGCCTCGGCACTTACAGACAATACAAAGTGGAGCGTGTTTTCGTTTCCACCTGCTACGCCTATTGCTAACAGCGTTATCGTCAGCCCTGCTGATCCTTATTTGATTCCTAGCAACAATGCCAAAAACGTTGCACCTTTGGCTAACTTTGTTATCAGCATCCTTGTGCCTCTTCTCGATAACCAAGGCAACCTTGCAGGTATTGAGGACGATATAGTCCGAGTCTTTCAATTACTATCTGCATCAAACATTGCTTTTAACGTGGGCAACATCAGCAGCCCAAAGGTTCTAAACCTGCCAACAGGAGATTTGCTAGCTTGCGATGTGCAGGTTAGCGTACTAACGGAATGGAGCTAACATGACCGAGAAAGAAAATGAAGCGTTCCTGATCAAAATCGGTCAGGTTGCATCAAAGCCAGAAACAAAGCCAACAGCGAAGAAGGAAGAGGAATAAAGCATGGCAATTCTACTCAACAACAAAGTAGGTCTTAAGTTGGGTTCATCGAGCCCTGCTAACATCGACCTTTCACAATGGGTTCAAAGCATCACAATAAATCGCGCATTTTCAGAATTGGACGTCACAGCGATGGGCGACAACGGAGTGCGCCGCGTTAAGGGACTTGAGGATTCAAGCATCACAATCGATTTTCTAAATGACCAAGGCTCTTCAGGAGTTCTACAGACATTGCAGACACTTTGGGGAACAAACGCTTACTTCAAGATTATTGGATCAACAGATACAACAACTTATCCAGTCGGCGCAGGAAACCCAATCTATACAGGTCTAGTTCTTATTAACAACACCACAGATGTAAATGGTGCAGTTGCTGACCTACAAATGCAATCTCTTACATTTACTGTATCTGGTACTATCGGCGTAGCCACTACAGGCACATTCTAAGAAGGAGATAAAGGGCTATGGCAAAACTTAAAGTAACAAGGGCTGACGGACAGGTAAACGAGTATGAAATTACTCCGCTCCTAGAGTACAGCTTTGAGAACTACGCCAAGAAGGGCTTCCACCGCGCTTTGATAGATGATCAAAAACAGACCGATGTATATTGGTTGTGCTGGGAAGCAATTAGACGTTCGGGTGAAACAGTCAAGCCTTTCGGGGAACAGTTCCTTGAAACCCTCAAGTCAGTTGAGGTCTTAGAGTCTGACCCTTTGGACTAAGGCTGGAAAAGAACTCCATCACCTATCTCGCAGCTCGATTGAGCTATGAGTTTGGAGTTCCTTTCCAAACCATCGTGGAACTTCCTCCGATGGCTTTCAAGGCTCATATACAGGTATTAAACGATTTAGCGAAGGAGCGAAGCGATGCCAACAAAGGTACAAGGCGTCCTCGCACTTCGTAAAGCCTTACGTCAGTTTGAGCCTGACCTTGCCAAAGAGACTACAAAGCAGATAGCAGGATTCTTAAAGCCTTTGGTTAAGGATGCTAGAGGCTTTATGCCTAGCAATTCAGAAGTGCCATCGGGCTTCGTACAGCGTCCTCGCAAGACTGCTAGATTCCCAATGTATGACGCAGCCATCGCTAAGCGTGGCATCAGTTACAAGTCATCACCTAGCCAGGCTAATCGCTCAGGCTTTAGATCCTTGGCTTCTATCTTTAACAAGTCTGCTGGCGGTGCTATTTATGAGACCGCAGGACGTAAATCTGGCATACAGGGTAACTTCACCCCACGCTTTAGCGGTGAGCTTGTCGGCGATAAGCAGAAGATGACAGGTCGCGCCATGTTCAAGGCATACGAGAAGGATCAAGGCAAAGCCAAGGCAGCAGTTATTAAAGCCATTGAGAACAGCGCAGCAAAGTTTAATGCGACTAAGGAGAAGGTGTAATGGCTGACTTACGGATAGACCTAGCAGCAGAGTTCGTTGGCAAAAAGGCGTTCAAGGATGCTGATAATGCAGCCATGCGACTTGACAAAACAGTTAAACAACTTGGTAGGACTTTAGGAATTACTCTTGGCGCAACCGCTATGGCAGCCTATGGCAAGGCAGCAGTTAAAGCCTTTGCAGAGGATGAAGCAGCAGCTCGCAGACTATCCAGCGCAGTTGATAACCTTGGGCTTTCCTTCTCTAAGGTACAGGTCGCGGACTTTATTTCTGGGCTTGAACAGACTGCAGCAATATCAGATGACATTCTTCGCCCAGCCTTTCAGTCTTTGCTTAACATCACAGGATCATTAACCAAGTCTCAAGAGCTTCTTAACAATGCCATTCAGATAAGCCGAGCATCAGGCATAGATTTAGCCACAGTCACATCAGATTTAGGCAAGGGCTATGTCGGAATTACTCGAGGGCTCATTAAGTACAACACAGGACTTACCCGCGCAGAACTACAGACCAAGAGCTTCAATGACATTCTAGGCATCATGCTAGCCAAGTCTGCTGGCGCAGCGCAGGATTACCTAACCACTACATCATTCAAGTTGGATACTCTGCGTATCTCATCAGAGCGAGCAAAAGAGTCAATCGGTGAGGGCTTGGTTAATGCCTTTGCAGTTCTTGGCGGTGGCTCACAAGCCAGCGATGCAGCCAAGACTATTGACAATATCGCCAAGGGCATCAACGCCATTACGATGGCTACAGCCCAAGCCATCAACGGCTTAAGCAAGTTATACAAAGGTTTAGACTTTCTTACTTCCTTTGGTGGTCTAACTGGTAGTGATGGCTTGCTAGTCAGAACCTTTGACCGCGCACCAACAGTTTCATCTGGTCGTTCTGCTTCTCCAGCAGGTACAGCCATCCGCACACGTCAGCAACGCGATGCAGAAGCGGCTGCCCGTAAGCGCGCAGAACTTCTTAAAAAAGAAGAAGAGAAGCGCACTAAGAATCTGAAGAAAGAAGAAGAGAAGCGCACTAAAGAATTAAAAAAGCAGAACATGCTTAAGAAGGCTGGCACGATATTCGACCAAGAGCAGATTCAGATTCTTGCCGCACTCAAGGGTCAAATCTCTGCTGATGATCGTAAGCGCCTTGAACTTCAATTAGCTTTGGCTACAGAAAATGTATCAGAGGTCGAAAGGCTAGGAAAACAATTAGCCATTTCTCAAGGCTTAGGTACTGACTTGGCTAAGTTCTTAGTTAGCCTTCCATCTGCTAAGAACCCATTTGAGGCTTGGAAAGGCTTTCTTGATGGTCTTGAGGCGCAAGCTGCGCGTATTGCTAACATGAAGCTACAGATGGGTAACTTTCAGTACACAATACCAACTGGCAACTTCACCTACGGACAGGGCAACCCACTTAACACAGACGTGTTTGTTGACCCTAGAGGCGCTGCTGGCGGTTCAACAGTCGTGGTCAATGTCGCTGGGTCAGTCACTACATCTCAAAACCTTATTGACGAGATTCGCGGCGGGCTCAACGTAGCTGCGCTGTCTGGCTCATCCGCTAACGTAGAACGCAGAATCGGCGGCTGGTAATGTCATTACCCGCAACCATCAACGTATCCTTCGATTTCTCAAGCGGAGCGACCTTTGGTACAGGCTTTGTCATTGGAGACCCAACTTACGGAATTATCGGAGTTAGCCGCTTTGGTACAGATGAGACAGTAATCCCAGTAGTTGATCTAACTCCTAACGTTTACAACATATCCATCAGCCGAGGGCGCAACATCATGCGCGATACCTACGAGGCTGGCAACGCCACAATTCGAGTTTTAGATCCTAACTCTGACTTCAACCCACAGAACACAACATCGCCCTATTTTGGCAAGTTAGCACCACTCCGCAAGATTCGAGTATCTGCTACAACTGCCACTACAAGCTCATGGCTATTCAGCGGTTATGTGCAGGACTACAAGTACACCTACCCACAGGGGCAAGAGACTGGCTATGTGGACATCATTGCTACAGATGCCTTTCGCCTATTCAACATGGCTAATGTGCAGACCATTCCAGACACAGCAGCAGGACAGGACACAGGCACACGCATAGGCAAGATTCTGGATTATGTAGAGTTCCCTTCTTCAATGCGTTCTATCTCCACAGGGCTTAGTACCTGTATCGCTGATCCTGCGACAGCCCGCACAAGCCTTGAAGCCATGAAGAACGCAGAGTTCTCCGAGGGCATGGGCGCTTTCTATATGGATGCAGAAGGTACTGCCGTCTATAAGAACCGCACCGAGGTAGTCCAGTCAATCGGTACAACTCCTATCCAGTTTAACCAGACCACAGGTATCCCATATAAGAACCTTCAGTTTGCCTTTGACGATAAACTTATTCTGAATGATTTGACCTTCACTCGTTATGGCGGAGGTGTAACGCAGGAAGTGTTCGATAACGACTCCATCGCTAAATATTTCCCGCACAGCCTCAACCGCCCTGACCTTGTGGCAGAGACAGACGATATTGTCCTAAACGTGGCGCGTGAATATTTGGTCACGAGGAAAGAAACTTCTATCAGAATCGACTCCATGGTGGTCGATTTGTTGGATACAGCAGTACCAACAGACACCATGATTGAGCTTGAGTTCTTTGACAATGTAGAGATAACCAATGTCCAGCCCGATGGGTCGAGCATTGTAAAGACTTTGCAGGTTCAAGGGCTAAAGTGGGATATAACCCCAAACCGCATGACAGCAACAGTAACAACGCTTGAACCTATTGCGGATGGCTTCATCATCGGCAATAGCTTGTTTGGTATAATCGGCACATCAACTTTGAGTTATTAGGAGCAACATGGCAACCTTTCCAGTCGTAACAGGAGACGTATTAACTGCGGCTACCTATAACAGCCTTCCAACCTTTACAGTAGGCACAGCCAACACAACGGACTACACAGCCGTTTCTGCGGATCAGTATCAAGTCCTTGAGATTATGAACAAGGCAACAGCCATTGCTTTCAACATTCCTACCAATGCCTCTGTAGCTTTTCCAATCGGCACAGTTATTACAGTCCTGAATATTGGCGTTGGAGTCTGCACAATCAAGGCAGTTACATCAGGCACAACAACAGTTTTATCTGCTGGCGCTACAGCCGCACAGCCAACTCTTGCACAATACAAATCAGCCGCCTGTATTAAGACAGGCGTAGATCAATGGTTTGTGGTGGGCGCAATTGCTTAACGGAATCACAGCTTTACACGGTGGCGGTATTGCACCTGCCCCTGCACCAACAGCGATTGATTACCTTGTCGTTGCAGGTGGCGGAGGTGGTGGAGCAGACTGCGGCGGAGGTGGTGGAGCAGGTGGTTTTAGAACATCTACTGCATTTAGCATTAGCGGTTCATTTACTATAACTGTCGGTGGCGGTGGTACTGGCGCAGCATCAAGCGGTTCTGCTGGAGCAGTCGGTAGCAATTCTGTTTTATCAAGCATTACATCTACTGGCGGCGGTGGCGGCGCAGGAAGAAATAACGACAACGATACTGCTGGCGGTTCTGGCGGCGGTGCATCAGGTCTTAACTCCTATACAGGCGGCGCAGCTTCTCCAAGCGGTCAAGGTAATGCTGGCGGTAATTCTTCATCCAATAGCGGTGGCGCAGGTGGCGGTGGAGCTTCTGCTGCTGGTTCTAATGCAACAACTTCTGCTGGTGGTACTGGTGGAAACGGAACAGCAAACTCTTATTCAGGTTCTTCGGTAACTTACGCAGGCGGTGGCGGCGGTGGTCGCTCTGATGGTTCATCAGGAAAGACAGCAGGCGGTTCTGGCGGCGGCGGCGCAGGCGGAGATAACACAGATGGCTCAATCGGTACTGCTGGAACAGCCAACACAGGCGGCGGTGGTGGCGGCGGTGGTCGTGAACTATCTCCGGGCTCTGGTGGTAATGGTGGTTCAGGTATTGTAATTCTTCGCTATGCAGATACAAACGCAGATTTAACTTCAATCGGTGGTGGGCTTACTTACACATTAACAACCACAGGTGGTTACAAGATTTACGCATTTACAGCAGGAACAGGAACTGTGACAGTCTGATGGCACATTACGCATTTTTAGATGAATCAAACATCGTTACAGAAGTCATTGTCGGTATTGATGAGACAGAACTAATCGAAGGCAAAAGCCCAGAAGATTGGTATGGTGAGTTCAGAGGACAAACCTGCATCCGCACTTCTTACAATGGCAATATCCGCTATAACTACGCTGGAATAGGTTTTACCTATGATCCTATAGATGATGCCTTTATTGCACCTATGCCAGAGTGCGGGCATGATGAATTATTACTTAATGCTCAAAAGCGTTGGGAATGTGCAGAGTGTGAAAGGTTGCGCGATGAGTCCTTGGCTATGTAAGGCTGGGGTTCAACTTCGCGAGCAGCTCGATGATTCGTACCCAGATCGAGATAGAACCTCGGACGGGTGGATTGGTGATGCTCGACATTCACATCTTAAGTCTGATCATAACCCAGATAAAGGTGCTAAATCAGTTGTTCGAGCCATTGACATTGACCGCGATCTCTGTGGAAAGTCCAAGCCCGACCTCATGCCATACCTTGCTGACCAGATTCGACTCTGTGCGAAGTCTGGAGATTTACGAGTTAAATACCTTATATTTGATGGACGAATTGCATCCAGCAAGAGGCGTTGGGCTTGGCGAAAATATACTGGAAGCAATAGCCACAAGTCTCATCTTCATATCAGCTTTACGAGCAAGGGTGATCTCGATGGCTCGTTCTTTAATAACATCCCTATGATCGGTGGAACTCTATGAACATGAAGAACCCAGCAATCCTGACAGCAGGTGCTTTCCTAGCAGCTTGGGGTGCATCTAACTTTGCACTCGACTATCGCTCAATCCTTTGGGCTGTCTTAGCGGGCGTATTCGGATACGCAACTCCTAAGCGATGACACAGAGCGACTTCTTTACCCTTTACTTTGCCACTATTGCCATCATTGGCGGTCTGTCTGGGTATGTCATTACCCATTTACTCTCTGAAATTAAGAGACTCAATTCGCGTGTCGATGAGATTTACAACATACTTCTAGACCGATAATAAAGCCATGGCTAAGAAGAAGGTCATAGACCTAGACACTTACAACGCGCTAGATGCGTGGGCTATCAGTCTGCATGAGATGTACTCAAGTCTGCGCAGAGCAGGGTTTGGCGTTGATATTGCTTTGGGAATCATTATGGAACGTGATGCTTATCCTGATTGGATACTTCCAGCCTTGCCTAATCGAATAGACAATATCCCCTACGAAGATGAGGATGACGATTAAGCGAACAGTAGTTATACCCGACCTGCAAGTGCCTTATCACGATGCACATACAGTCCGTAACATTGCTGCCTTTCTGAAAGTCTTTAAGCATGATTCAGTTGTAATTCTGGGTGATGAAATCGACCTGCCTATGATCTCAAAATGGGAAGAAAATAAAATGGGTTGGTTCGAGCAGACCTTAGACCAGCATCGTAATGAAGCTGTGGAAGTTATTTGGTCGCTTACCCAGTACGCCAAGGAAGCCCATATAACTCGTAGTAACCACACGGATCGTTTATACAACGTCATCATGCGCAAGATACCTGCCTTCCTAGCCTTGCCAGAACTACGCTATGACAAGTTCATGCGGTTCGATGAGCTAGGCGTGACCTACGAGAAGAAGCCATACGCCATAGCTAAGGGCTGGATAGCCATCCATGGCGATTTAGGATCCCTTAACCCTAATCCCGGAATGAGCGCGTTAAATCAGGCCCGTAAGCACGGGGTCAACGTAATTATGGGCCATACGCACAGAGCGGGCAGAAGTGCCGTTTCTGAGGCTTCTAACGGGGTTTTAAGACGTGTTCTGCATGGAGTGGAAGTAGGACACGCCATGAATCTAAAACAGGCTAAATACGTCTC